GCCATGCCCCAGTCAACCAGATCGCCCGTGGTCGCACCGACAACCGCCAGCGGGGCTTTGGCGATCTTGCCAAGGCCATACTGGGTCTCGATGCCGAGGCCGGTGACGAATTCATAGTCACCATCCTCCAACGTGGTTGGGCGCGGCAACTGGCCCATCGCATAGGCCATCGCCGCCTGACCGCACAAGAAATAAGGCTCGATATCGACACCGGCACCACCGGCCCCCAGTTGGATCAACCGTTGCGTGATCTCTGGAATGTTCTTGTAGAGGATGCCGTCATACATCATGGCACCACCCGTGAAGATCGGGTTGGTGTTCAACGGGTTGCCTTCGCGGGCGCGCGCATCGCGGTTGGCTTGGAACATCGTCGGATCGTTTTGCAACGATTGGAACGCGCGATCCCCGAGGAAACAGACATACATTTCCTCGTCTAGTTCCTCGATCTCCCAAGGCGTAATTTTTGGGCGACCGTTATAGACACCGGGGTTGCCCGGCGTGACACCGCTTTGCTTGGCCAGCGATTTCGCTAGCGAGCCGACCGCCGCCGACATTTTATCGGTAGCAACTACGCAGTTGCCAACACCCGTTGCCCAGGTCGAGGAATAGTTGCCAAGCCGCGCACCGAACAGGATGCGATCGAAGTTCGCGGTGGTCCAAGAGTTTTTCTGTGCAGTGGTCGAAGAATTCCACCGCACACCGTTGACGCGGTTGCCCGGCGTCACCAGCCGGTTAGCCTGAATGGCCGAGGTCGGGATCGCCAACAGCGTGTCAGTGATGTCATCACGAACGATGCGCCGCGCCCAGCCTCTTAACAGATCGCGCGCAGTGGATCGGACGTTGAACGAACTTTCCTTGTTGACCGCGCGATTGTTGGCAACCGCGTTGCGTGCCCAGTCCGCCCAGATTGGAAAGCCGTAGCTGTCCATCATTTCTTCATTGCCGCGCAGCGTCCCGGCACCGACACCGGCACCCGACAACTGATTGACCAGCGGAATGTTGATCTCTTTGCCATCGGCTTCAAGATCGGCCATCCGCACGATCACGGACGTGGACGTGCTGCCCATGAACGGATCAAAGCGCGACCGTCGCAGGAAATCCGAAATCACCATGCGACGGAATTTGATGAGTTCGTTGTTGACGTGATTGGAGGTAAGCATTGCCGGACCCTCTTGGGGAGCGGCGCTTTAAAAGTCCTAGCGCCGCTTGGCTGAAGTCGCGGCCCGGAAAAGTTGTTCGTCACTAGGCTCTTGCAGATCGGCTTCGCCGCCGCTACCGGCCCCAACATTTCCGAGCGATGGAATTTTGGGGACCGACGAGGACGTGACGGGACGCAGAACGTGTTGAGCGTTGCCTTTCGATGCTTCGATCACTTGACGCTGATATTCGGGATCAGCCATCGCTTCGTCGCGAATGCGCTTTTTGTACGCCGCGAGATCGCCGCCGACTTCCCTCATGGTTTCGTTGTTGAGGTGCCAGCGGGTAATCACGTCATAGGGATGAGCGCTTTGCATGGCGCGCTGATAGGTGCCCCATGCGTCCTGATCGCCGCGTGACATGCCAAGCTCCAAGGCCTGCCGAGCCGCCGCAACCTTTTCGCCGCCGTGGCTGGTGACAGCCATTTGCTGCGAGAAGGCTTCGCGCTGCATCTGCATTTCTTGGCGCATGCTTTCGAAAAACGGTTTGACTTCGCTTTGCACGAAGCCGGACGGATTTTCGAACACATCGGGCGGCCTTGGCTGCGGCTGTTGCGCGGGTGGTTGCCGCACCGCAGCCAGTTGCCTCATCAGGTCATCACGCTCCCGCTCCACCTTGCGCCTTGCTTCGGCTTCCTCGCGCAAGCGCCCGGCGGGCACTGGCGCATCGGCCTCTGGCTTCGGCGGCTCGCCCGGCTTTGGCTCGCCTGCTTTTGGTTCGGCAGGCGGCTTTGGTTCGGGCGGCGGCGGGAGTGGTTCGGCGTTCTCGAATTTCTCAAGTGTCGTGGTCGTTGCATCGGAAAACAGCGATTGATCGTCGCCTTGCGTAACGTCAGTCATGGTCAGTCACTCCCCGGAATTTTCGTATCCGGCAACGTGGCCGTGCTGTCGCGCACGGCAGGCGTAGTGATCCGATCCCCGATCACAGGGGCGCACGGTTTCGTGGTGCGGGACGTGGTGCAGCGATCTCGTTCGCTGCCGACGAAAACTACATGGTTGGCGTTGGCATGAATTGTTCGTAGTCGCGGTCTTTTCGCCAATCCGCCACCGGCCTGCCTGTTGCGGGACCGACCGGCGGATTTTTGTGGGCGAATTGCTCGACCGCTGGTTTTGTCTCGGCTGGTTTTGTCTCGGCTTTTGTCTCGGTCATCGGCTTACTCCGGTATCTGTGGCGGCTGCATCGCTTGCTGTCGCCGATCGGCATTGCGGTGGAAATTGTCATTGGCGCGATCGGCGCTGCGGTGGAAACTGTCAACCGTGCGATCGGCGTTGCGCTGCGCATGATCGGCCAATAGTTGCAGCGGACTTATCAGCGCCTTGTGATCCAGCGAATTTGCGGATGCCCGTTTGTGCGCGGCGGTGGCGTTGGTCTCGTTGATGTCGGCAAGCTTCTGCGCGATATCGAGCGGTCCCGGCGGCGGTGTTTGCGCGTCCGGCATGCCTTCGGTGCGCGCCTTGGCGACGTTGAGCATGCCCTTGGTCTGTTCGTTGCCCGCTTTCGCGGCGTTCAATTGGGCTTCGGATTGCACCTTGCCGATCGCCGCTTGGGTCGCCGCCTGCTTGACCGGATCGGGCTGATTGACCATCGCCTGTAGCTTTTTCTTTTCCGACAACGGCAGTTGCGACGCCTCGATGATGGCCTGCGGCGGCACCGGCACGTTGTTCTGCGACAGCGCCATCAACAGATCGAACACGTCGCCCATCACAGTCTCGTTGTCGGGGCCTTCATCGATCTTGATCTCAACATCGATGTTGCCGAGCATGTTGACGATGATCGGAAGGCCGTACTCGTTCAAGCCGACGCCGTTGATCTGTAGAAATTGCGCAACACCGAGATCATCAGTGACGCGCAACATCCGCTCCGCCGTCCAATAGCGCTGCGCGCCACACCACGCCTTGCGGTAGCGTTCCAGCTTCCACATCCGAAAGTTTTTCAGGAACGGACCCAACTCGGCGAGGCCTGCCTGTTGCAGCATGTTGGCGGCGCGACCACTGACGTTCTGCCCGAATTGCTGGATCAGTTGTTGGTTGGGACCGAAACCATCGATCTCGGTTTTGGCGTCGTTGTAATAATTGGTCTGTTGCAGAAATTCCTGTTCCGGCTGGATCACTTCAAGATTGGACTTGTCGCCACGATAGACCAGCGTGCCATCGGGGCGCGCGGCTTCCCTGCGGGTGACTTCAACATCGTCAACCGCGCCTTCCTGTATCTTCAACTGCCGGGTGTTCATGATGTGCATCGCCTTGGAGCGATGCTGATTGATGGCGTCTTGCGGACCACGCAGCCTGCGGATCGCGCCGTAGTGATCGCCGTCAATATCGATCAGATTAGCAAACGCCGAATATTTCGAAATGCTCATGCCACGCTCGTTGAAGAACGGGCTATCGCCGCTCATCAACTCAACCCATCCGGTGTGCAGGCACCATTTCCACTTTGAGCCGACCCGATACCAGTGATCGACCAGCCGCACCCTTCGCCTTGTATCGACCCACATCACCTCGCGATCGACATCGAACGCGGTCCAGTAGCCGCCGTCGTTGCCCAGGCTGTCGCGCACTTTGTCAGAAGCATCCGGCACCAGTTCTTCCAACTCATCGATGTCGGCCCACTTATAAATCCCGTGAAACCGGCAATCGCTGAAATTGTTCTTCTGGCTGCGCGGATCGTAAAAAAATGTCCGGGGATCGCGATGCTCAAACCTTAAATCAGGATCGCCCTTGTCGCCGGTCGTCAACACCAACTCGTCAACGCCGATGCCGTGGATCAGAGCGTCCCTACAGCATTCGACTTCGATATCTTCGGCAAATGAAGCGTCGCAAATGGTGCGGATGACTTGGGTGGCGACTTCGGCACCTTGTTCGCCGTTCGGGGTGTTGGGATAGCATTTCGGATCGGTGCGCAATCGGCGGATGGTGCCGCTCAAGCTGTCGATCTTTCTTCCCGTTCGGTCGAAAGTAATCCGAGGCTGACCGCGCTTTTTCAAGGTCCGTAGTTGATCCGGCGTCCATTGATCGATGTGGTAGTAGCGCCAACCCCAGCGCTGCTCATCGATCTCTCTGGCCTTGGCCCAAGTGTAGTTTTCGAATTCGCGCCGCCTTCGGATCAACGTGTTGGTGTCGCGCTCGTTATCACTCTTGCCTTCGTAGTCCCTGCTGTAGCTGTCGCTGTCGAGATCGCCGATCATAATGTCATGGGGTCCACAGTCTTGAGGTTGCGTTTGGCGAATGAATAGCCGTCATCGGGGACGATGATCTTCGGGGGACTTCCAACCCGGCCCTTCACCATTTGATCGAGCAGTTGACCGCACAGCCCCATCGCGTCGGCTTGGTCGTCATTCTTGGACGCCGGAAACACCAGAATTTCGGCGAATAGATCGGCGACCCAATGCGCGTTTTTCGGGTAGTAAAGCCCGTCAAGCGCGATGCGGCCCTGGATCGAGCGCGCTCTAACCGCCTTGTCGCCGCGCGTCGGGAATTGCTGGCGGTTGACCCACACCCGCCGCTCGCGCATGCGCTTT